AAAAATTGTAATTAAAAATATTGGAGAGAAAATATTAGTATTTGGTGGTAGTAACGAGTTTACAAATAAACTTGCTGAAGCTACAGATACATTCTCTACGGTATATCATAGTGGTAAAACTAAAAAACAAAGAGAACAAGCATTAGTAGATTTTAGATCAGGTGTAAAACCTGTACTATGTTCTACAAAAGCTTTGAATCAAGGTTTTGATGTAGCAGACGCAACGATGGCTGTAATATGTGGATTAACTAGCAAAGGTTTGACTATGATACAACGTGTTGGTCGTATTATACGTTACCAAGAAGGTAAACGTGGTAAGATTATATGTTTGTATGTAAAAGATAGTCAGGAAGAGAAATGGTTAAAAAGCAGTGTAAAAACATTGAAAAATGTAGTTTGGAAATAATATTAACAAAACTTGTATAGTATGTATGAAATGTTTATATTTGCAGTAGTTCTTTATTTAATTATAACAAATTCTTTTATAAGACTACAAATACAACCAGAAGGTTTGTTTTTGATACTGAAAAAGCGTGAGTATATTTATAATGTATCTGACGGTAATTATAGAGAAGAACTTGTAATTAAGATAAAGCAATTGTATAGGTTTAAAGATAACGAAAAACCCTTTTAAAATGAAAGTAGAATTAGATTTTGAAGTGCTGAGCCAAACAGATATGAGCGCTGACGATTTTATCTACTTGTATATTATCTATAGAAAAGGTTATAATTATTTAAGCGACCTCAATTTAAAACCAAATTTAGACCAATTACAAGAAAAGGGATATGTAAAGTTAGGCGAAACACCTGATCAACATGCAATTAGACAGTCTTTTATAGACTTGTTTGTTACAGATATTGATCAGATGTTCGCTGAGCTTAGTTCTAATTATCCTATGAAGGTAATGGTCAACGGGCAGGTTAGAGTGTTACATGCTAAAGATCCAGACGCTAAAACAAACGAGAAAGCCAAAAAGCGCTATGAACGCGCTGTTGGTGGCAAACTGTACAAACACAAGCATATTATTAACTGCTTAAAGACACAGCTGAGAGTAGAGCGTAATAGCTTAGGTTATATGCAGAATTTAGAAACATGGATTAATAACCATACTTGGGAAAAGTATGAAAATTTAGATGAAAATGACACACAACAAACTACCACAAGAATTACACGAACCCTTTAAGAAAAGAGGATTTAAGAGCATTAAAACTGCTGTTAACACCTCACTTACGCATATCAAAACTGGTATGCTGGGGAAACGTAATGTCTTTCCAACAAATTGGAACAGGTTAAATAAAAATTTACTAGGCGGTTTACAGCCAGGCAAAATGTACGTAGTTGCAGGTCGTCCTGGCGTTGGTAAATCAGCGTTTAGTAATCAACTGATCTTTGACGTATTAGATAAAAACAAAAACAAGAATGTACTTGTATTGTATTGGAGTTTTGAGATGCCAGGTTATCAGCAGATATTGCGTGCTGGCTCAAAAGGCGCTAACAAACAAGTATTAGAGCTGTTATCAGTAGAAAGAAAATTATCAGATGAAGCTTTTAAGGCTTACAGAGATGAAGTTATTAAATATAATAACTATCCCGTATTCTTTAATAATGTACCACGCTCAATGGAGTTTATTAAAGATACTAATGTAGAAATATGTAATAGTAAACCAGATGCAACAGTTATAAATGTATTTGACCACTCACGCCTTGTGCTTGGTAATGCAGAAACTGAGTTGCAAAGACTTAACACTGTATCAAAAGGATGCATGTGGATGCAGTCACGTATGGGAACTATAAACATATTATTATCACAGTTAAACCGTAACATTGAACAAGAACACCGTGCAAAAAACCAATATCAACCATTACTAACAGATTTGTTTGGTGGTGATTCTATTGGCCAGGATGCGCATGTTGTTATGATGTTACAACGCCCTTACGATTTATACGGTATTACTGAAAAGTATTGCAACGAAGACCCTGAAGGTTTACTTGCATGTCATATTGAAAAGAATCGTGATGGACTATTGGGTATGATACCCTATGAAGCAGAAATGTCAACATTTACAATTAACGAACGCACATGATTGAAAAAGTAAAACGTAAAAGTTTTACTATTAGACATTCTGGACGATCAACTGACTTTATATCACCTAGCTTTGGCCACGGTTGTTTATACAACTGCAGCTATTGTTACATGAAACGACACAAAGATAAAGGTCTTAGTGTTGCTACCAATACTGGTGATATACTTACACACATTAACAATCATGCTTATTTTACACCTGTAGATAAGCCTAATCAGACTCACGCAGAGTTTACTACTTACGACATTAGTTGTAATGAGGATTTTGCATTGCATGCTAAACATCATGACTGGGAACGCATCTTTGAATTTTTCAGAGATCATCCTGTTGCTATGGGCAGCTTTGCAACAAAGTATGTAAACCCTGATCTTACTACATTTGACCCACAAGGCAAAGTTCGTATAAGGTTTAGTCTGATGCCACAAAAAATGTCAGATATACATGAGCCACACACATCTAAGATTATTGATAGAATAAAAGCTATTGATGCATTTATAGATGCAGGCTATGATGTACATGTTAACTACAGTCCTGTAATATTTTACAAAGGCTGGTTAGATGACTATGCAGATTTATTTGATATGGTAAATAGTTATGTAGACTATAAAAGTCAAGTGCTTGCAGAAGTTATATTTCTTACACATAACTTTAAAAAGCATATTGTAAATATTGGTCGACACCCACAAACTGAAGTAACGTTATGGCGTCCTGAATTACAGGAGGTAAAACAGTCTCAGTATGGTGGAGAAAATGTTAGATATAAACTTGGAGTAAAGGGCAAGTTTATACAGCAGTTTAAAGAACTGCATAATAGTAAAATACCCTGGAATAAAATTAGATATATATTTTAAACATGAAAAATACAATCACTTTAACTAGAGAAGAAATTGCTCTTCTCATACATAGTGTACAACGCACTATGATTAAACTTGAGGAAGTTAAACAAGCTGATGCCGAGTTAACACGTAAGCATAGGCTTTTACTTAAAACTTTATTAGAAATGGAAGACGAGATGTCAAAACCAACCAAGAAAGAACCTTTAAACTATTATAAATAATTATGGAATTACCAACTAAGAAGGTAAAGGCGAGCCGAAAGTCGCCTAAGAATATGATAATATATGGTCCACCAAAGATTGGAAAGACTACAGTATTATCACAACTAGACAATTGTTTGATTATCGACCTTGAGGAAGGTTCTGATATGGTTGACGCTCTAAAGATAAAAGTTAAGAATTTAAAAGATCTTGCTGATGTCGGTAGAGAGATTATCAAACAAAAGAAACCATATAAATATGTTGCTATTGACACTATCTCAAAGCTTGAGGAATGGTGTGAAGAAGAAGCAAAGCAAATTTATATGAAAACTCCTATGGGTAAAAACTTTGAACAGAAGAACCCTGGCATGTCTGTACTATCATTGCCTAACGGTGCTGGCTATTTGTATTTGCGTATGGCATACAAAAAGTGGGTAGATAGATTAAATATGCTAGCGGATCATGTTATCCTAGTAGGTCACCTAAAGGACAAGATGCTTGAAAAGAAAGGTAAAGAGGTTGCTGTAAAGGACCTTGATCTTACTGGCAAGATAAAGCAAATTACATGCGCTAACGCTGATGCTGTTGGTTATATTTACAGAGAAGAAGATAAAACTATGATTTCTTTTGACTCTATGTCGGATATTACTGCAGGCTCACGTTGCGATCACTTAAAGGGCCAGACCATGCCTTTAGAATGGTCAAATATATTTATTGATTAACCGCTAAAATTTTAAAAAATGATTGAAGCAAGAACGGCTGTCGAGCCTAACACGACTCCTGTAGTAAAACCTCAAACTATTACAGTGACGATGATTATTGAGGACCTTAACAATGGCATAGACCGTGCAGGTATACAAACAAAGTATGGCTTAGACAAATGGGAAGTAACTCAGATGTTTCAACACCCATCATTAAAGGGTAAGAAAGCTAAGAAAGTACGTAAACTTTCTTTTAACTTTGTAGATGATACAGCTGCAGATCCTAATCAGACTAGTATTGCTGTAGAGTCTCCAGATGTGGATGTACATACAGAAGCGTCTATGATTATAGAAGCTACACCTGAGTTACAGGAAGACGAAGATGATTTTAACTTTTAATTTTAAAAACTATTAATTATGGCTTTAACTAGCAACCCTATCTCTTCAGAGGTAGCAGGCGGAGGACTAAAATTGTACTCTGGCCTTACAAATGTAAATGTAATCGCAGTAAATCCTACTTTGGAAGAACTGCATAACCTAGGAATAAAACTAAAGCAGGAACCTGTTTATACTATTTCTATGGGTGACCAAGAGTATAACAAAGTTGTATTCTGGGTTAAGAATGAAACTGGTAGTTACAAGATTGAGATATTAATGCAACCATCGCATAGAGTATCACAATCAGGAAAACACCAGTGGATGAATTCTATAGGTCAGTCTACCTGGTCTGAAGATGCACCTAGTTATGATTGGTGGAAATCTGACGGTGAGCGTAAAGCTTATGTTGGTGAGGAAACCTTGATTAACTTTGCAAAATGTTGGGCAAATGTTGCTTCTGGAGACGAAGTAACTTTTGACACTATTGCTAAGATCGCTGCAGGTGATGTAGCTGAGCTTAAGAAATATGTAGCTGCGTTAAAAGATAACCCAGTGCGTGTTCTTATTGGTGTAAAAGACGACAAGTATCAAATTGTTTATACAAAGTACTTTGGCCGTGCTTATGCTAATCCAAGAGACAACTATTTTGTAAAAGCTTTAAATGATGAGTATGGTGCATTCAATGCTGACTTTAATGCTGATTTAACATTTGGTGAGCACAAGCCTACAGCTACTTTGGTTACTCCTGATTCTTCAACTGAAGATGAAGATTGGACATCAAATGATAGTAGTGCTGATGATTTACCATTCTAGTATTTACTAACTATAATTAAAGGGCAGTGTAAAAGCTGCCCTTTTTTTATTTAAATTCGCAGACTATGCTCAAAATTAGAAAACAAAACGATAGGCTGCATACAGATACTATATTACAAAAAATTAGTGAATATGATATTTTTAAATATTATTGTCCTAATTTTAAATCTTTAAATGTAAAATTCTGTAGCGATCTACGTGAAGATTCTAGACCGTCTGTGTCTATAGGTGTTTGGAATAATAAATTATTATACAAAGATTTTGGCTACCCTGATCACACTTTTAATTGTTTTTCATATGTACAACAAAAGTTTAATTGTGATTTTTATGCTGCACTTCGTATTATAGATTGTGACTTTAATTTAGGTCTAGCTAACCATAGCAATGATGTAAAATTTACTATGGGGTATCTAGCTTATAAACAAAAACCATTAAAGTTAGTACAAAAGCAAACTATAATACAAAAAAGAAGAAGAAAGTGGAATAAAGATGATAAAAACTTTTGGAGTAAATATTTGATTAGTAAAGAAATATTACTTACATTTGGTGTC